ATATAAAATTGAAATACACCGGCACTATCTACAAAGAATAATTGTCCTGGAGCACCACCTGATGCATTAACTTGACTGAATAACACATCTAAATTATATCCATCCATACTTGTTTGAGATACATAAAAATTACCACTTCCGTCTTGATAAATATATCCGTTAGCAAATATACTTTCTGTATCCGTAGTTTGTAATGCATGTGAAGCTCTACTTGGGCCAGTTGGACCTGTAGGACCTGTTTGTCCTTCAGGACCAGCTCCACCATCACTACCAGCGGGACCAGTAGAACCAGTTTCACCAATAGGTCCAGTTGGGCCAGTTTCACCTGTAGCTCCTACTTCACCATCATCACCGGGATAACCAGTAATAATAAAATCTAAACTACCTGCTTTTTCCGCATATACTCCAGATTGTAATGCACCACTAACTAAATTATAGGCAGGTATACTATTGAAAGAACCTATAGAGGCTCCACTAAAATTAAAGAGTAATAGAGTAGTACCATCATTAGATTTAAATATTAGTCGATTTGTTACTTCAAAATTTAACCCTTGCAATAAAGTATCTATATCTGTACCATCTGCATCTAATGTATGAATCCATAAAGTAGAATCACCCCAAAATAATTTACCAGGACCAAATTCAGCTTCACTATCTACAGTACTATATTTAAGGGATAAAGGTCCATTAGCACCAGTTGGACCTGTAGGACCTGTTGGGCCAGTTGGACCTGTTACACCTGTAGCTCCTGTAGCTCCAGTTGCACCAGTTACACCTGCACCAGTGGGACCTGTAGGTCCTGTAGGTCCTGTAGGTCCAGTTGGACCAGCGGGACCTGTAGGTCCTGTAGCTCCGGTAACTCCAGTTACTCCAGTACCTGTAGGTCCTGTAGGTCCTGTTGGACCAGTTAAACCTGTAGGTCCTGTAGGTCCTGTAGATCCCGTAGGACCAGTTGGTCCTGTAGGTCCTGTAGGTCCTGTAGGTCCTTTAGTTGTAGCTATAATTGAATAAGTATTACTTGATTTATAATATAAGTCACCAGTAGTACGATTGATATAATAATCACCGTTAATACCTAAACTGTTACTTGGTGCTCCTATACCATTATAAATAGTTGATCCAGGAGGTCCCGGAGGACCTCCAAGATTTCCGCCAGTGTCAATTATCAAGTCAAACTCTCCTTTACATATGATTGCACTTAGTACATAAAGTCGATAGTATAATCTTGCTTATGACCCTCTATATCGTAAATAGCCCAACAATCACCAACACGGAGGATATCATTTTCAATAACATTACCATCAGCATAGAAACCAGATAAAGGACCATCGCCCGGACCAATTGGACCAGACATAGCGTTATCACCCCAGCTATTATCAATAAAACCCATATCCAAATTAGATTCTTCGTGATAACCAGCGAGATACATACAATGCGGCCAGCTACCTCCCGGCTTAACTCGACCGTAGGAATCTCTACGCATAGAATTAAAACCACGATTACTACAAATAAAGATAGTACCACCTTTAGCTAGAATATTCTTTGCATCATCCCAACGAGTAACTTGTGATACAGTCTTAGCTGGATGTTTCTTACATTCATCAAGAATATCTTGTGGTAAAGCACGTCGGCCTAGATCACGACAAGTTGATTCATTATACTGAGTACAATCATACTTACCATATTTACCACGTTGAGCTGCACCATACTTTTGGAAAAACTCTGCCATAGCTGAACCAAAACTACCATCACTACTACCACTAATACCAGCTACTTGACGTGAACCTGCATAACTGATTTCTTCAGCAATATCAACATACTTCTCAGTATCACCAAGTAAAGCAATTTCAACAACTGACCGTAATTCATAAGCACCAGTACCACCAAAACCTACGCATGACCCAACGCTACGTTGATTTCTACCACCTAACTTATTACCATTAAGCAACTTCTCAGCTAACTTCCAGAGATATACACTAGTTGGCCTAGCTTTGGGCTTGATATCGCCCATAACATCTTGAACATTAGGAATAGGTAACTGACTTTTAACTTTAGCAATATTGTTTGCATCATATATCCAGCCGAAAGAACCAACTGACGGCATATTACTTAGCCACCTTTCTCATTGATTCAGCTAAGTAGCTGAATTCAGCAGTCCAAGTTTGACGTAACATATCTGAAAGAATACCCGCAGCTGGCGGAAGTTTAGATTTAAGATATTCTTGTGATAATCCCCGTATAGGCATCAACGTATTACCAAGCTTATTCTTAGCTTCTGCTTTCAACGCCATATCTAACACCATAGTATTATTAACAGTAACATCCTGAATAATTTTTTGAGCTGATTCATAATATTCAGCTAACTTAATTAAATCAGCCTTCGGCTTATTAAGTCGAACATATTCTTGATATACCTTAGTCTGAAACGCATCTAAATCATCCTTAGGTGCAGGAGGATTAGGTGGATTATCTGGGTCTGGTTTAGGTGGAGTAGGTTTGCCAACAGTAACGATACACGTATTTGACTTAACTACAACTGGTTTACCATCATGTAAAGTTGCAATAACAGCCCGAATAATATACGTCCCTTCTTCTGCGGCAAAGAAAATAGCTTTAGTGCCGCTCTCGTTACGAGTAATAATCGTTGCATTCTCTTCGTCATTAACAAACCATACAACATTATTTGCCGTAGTGTTAGCTTCAATTTCTTGAGGCCAACCCGGTTTCTTTACATTAAGAAACTGTGGAATAGAAATACTTTCGTGATCGCCAACTGGCATTTTCTGAGCTACACACTTACAATTCGGACAATTCTTATCGTTACATTCTTTATTTTGACATGGACATTTTACGTCAACTGATATCTTATTACATTCACACTTATTACAGATACACTTATCACCAATAAGACATTCACACGGAATGTTAAATACTCGACGATCTAATGCATCCTTACTATACACCATATTTGACGTAAACAGTAGAGCACAAATCAGGAAGATTTGTTTCATGTAGACTTCTTGACCTCAGTTGTTGGCGGCATGATAATTTCGGGACTAGATAGATGTAAATTCTCTTTCTTTAATTGATCTACAGTTTCACGTAAATACTTAACTTCTATACGCAATTGAGCTGATTCAGCTTGACATAAAGCAGCTTCACTTTGTAACTTACCAATTTTTTCTTCTTTATCTCTATCTTTTTGTTCTAATTGAGCTACTTGAGCTTTCAACATAGTTATAACTGCAGATTCTTGTAACTGACGTTCACGTGCTTTTTCTTTACGCATATCAGTAAGAAACTTGAAAATTACACCGAGAAGAGTACCTAAACCGCCAGATATAGCAATGATAAGTAAATATGTATTAGTTTGGGCAGCGGGGTCTACAGGTGGAATAGGTACAGGTGTTTGTCCTATTAGCATCCATTCTCCGTTACGGTGAGGGTACCCGAATAAGCTCTAAATAACAAGATACATATGATACTTGTAATTCTGGTGCACCCGAATCAGCTGGAGTAATAACAAGATGTATATTAGTATCTACAGGTCCAAACGATGGATGATTATGTAAAAAACCACTCCATACAAATTTCATTACTTCAGTTTTTTCCCATACATCATTAGGTGGATTAGGTGACAATAAATCCCATGTGTCTATTTCTGGAGTAGATTTAGTTAATATATGAAATCCAGCAGTTAATACGCCTAAATATGTAGCCCAATCAGTTATAACCGGAGGATCAACACCATTACCATTTTGAACTACAATTAAAGAATTACTAGCACCACTAGCTGATGTACCTATTACTTTCTTTCTAAATACTATATATGCATTGAATACATAATATCCTGGTTCTACGTCTTCTATTTTAGCTAAAGAAACAGCATCTCCATACGTCAAAAATGTATCAGGTCCGGGCCATTCTAATACTGAAGTCAAACCCCAATAATATAAAGCTCGAGGAGATACCACTTCATATAGTCTACGCTTATATTGTTCGTCAGATCCTATAAATCCAAATTCATCTACACAATGAGCTACATAAGTTTTTCCTACAATCAATGGACATTCATCATTACTAATTACATAACAGTCATAATCTGTGCTATCTCCAGCCCCGGTATTATCTAATAAATTATCAGGATCACTACCCTGTCTACCTCGAATAGCTTTAGCTTTATATAAAAATCTATAAGGTGCTGCTATAGAACCTGAATAATTATCTACTAAATAATATCCAGTACCTAATGATTCAGTAATAAGAACTACGCAAGTAGCAAAATCTGTAAATATTTGAGCTTGTTGTTGATTCTTACTAGATTTATATTCATAAGGATTACGTTCTACTCTTCTAACTGCATTACCCATACGTCCTAAGAAATTAGAATACACTCTCTAACCCTAATACGGACCAATCTCTAACAACAAAATTAGAATACGTCTTATAAGTAGGTGTAGTAGTTCTTTTACCTGTGGCATCTAGTAATGCTGGTTGTGCTGTATTAGACATAGAAGGCCCAACAAATATATTCTTAATAGTTCCATCAGCTAGCTTTTCACGGTATCCACGATTCATTACTTCACGTAACCAACCATCACGTTTGTAATTAATTTCATACGAAACACGATAATAATAAGTACCACATACAAGTACACGTTCTGCACCTATAGCCATTCGACATGTACGTGCAGGCCATGCACGAAACGTAGCTTGATTAAGAGAATCATTATATGTAGCAATACGATGCTCGGTAGCTATATTGTAAGTTTCATATTTAACTATACGCATAACTGCATCTGAAAATTCATCTTCAAGTACCGGATCGTAAGGATCACCTGCAGAATTAACAGCTGCAATACTACGTGATTGATCACCTAAATAATTTATAAATTTATCTACAGCTTTAGTATATTGACGAAATCCAATTGATATATCCGCTGGTTCCTGCAGCATATCATATGCAGGTTGATAATAACAATGTACCCACCACAACTCTTGAACTGCTTCATCTTGTTTAAGAGTACGTCTCATTAACTTACTATGAGATATTGTCAATAAACCATCAGGAGATTGATATGAAGCTAAATATGCTGGTATATTAGCTGTAAATGTAGCATGTGTTTGTACTCGATATTGATCCATCAATGGATCATCGGTTAAGACAAGGAATCTACGCACATAACTGTCTTTAACATGTGTTGCCAACTTCCCAAATATTTCACCATCATGTTCTCTATCGTAATGTTGTTCTTCGACTTTGACGACTTCCATATGTTATCCTCCCGGTCCCAGTTTCATTAGATTACCTAAGAAATCTATAGCATTCTGATTACGTTGTGTCTCAAGTGTACGACTAATTTCCTTAAGATAATCACGCTGTTGCTTCTCTAATTCAACGGATTGTTCCATAATACGTTGCATTTGATCTTCAAATTTAGCTGGTTGATCTAATCCCATACGTGCACGAGCTTCGATATTCAAAGCTTCCGCACTACCTTTATAAATACCCGATGCAAACTTAATCTCTGTACCGCCCATCTTATCTGCAGCTTTCATATATGCGTCATAAACTCCACGTGCGTACTGTTCATTAGTGAGTACTCCAGCTTTAAACGGTACTTCTAAGTTATGTAACGTATCCTTCAATTCTTCTGAAGGATTCTTAAATTTCTTTAATTCAGTAACTAAATCTTGCATAGCATGAGTCAATAATTGTACTGCCGGACGTATTTCTCGAGTATCTGGATTCATAGTAGGATTAACATAAGGTTTATAATTCTGAGGATTAGCATAAATATCATTCATTAATCCATGTGTAGCTGTCCCCATCATACCACCACCAACCATAGACATGGCTTGTATTTTACGACCAGTAACTTTATCAAAATCAGGATGTGAATTCATAATAGCTCGAGATGCTTCTAACCTCTCTTTGAAATCTTGATCTTTAGCTCGTGCTAATTCATCTGCACGGATTTTACTAAAGAAATTAGTTACATCTTTTTCATAGTTAGTAACTGATGGAGTATAAACCCCTTTATGAATCATAAGATCAGACTGAATCGTATTATAACGGTTCACATAATCAGCTTTAGTCAATTCATCCCATAGTTTATCTTTCTCGCTAGTATGATATTTAATAATAGCTTTACGGAATTCTTTATCACCTAAGTTCTGATCAATATCTTTATAATAATGATGATTACGACCGAGACCCATAAAGTCAGGAGCATTAGATCCTTTAAGAACACCTTCATGGAATTTAGCATATTCATACTTTGACTTATACTTCTCTAGATCAGGAGCTACCTTATAGACATCTTGTTCTGTAACCTTGCCTAATTCATCCTCATTAAATGGATTGTACTTGATATTCATACGGTTAATATCTGCGATTAACTGCCTAAACATATTACGTATACTATCCAACATACGTGCAATACCTTTAGCCATATCTTCAAATATACCAATCATATTGCCCTTAGCTTCACGCCATGAAGTATTAAGATCTTTACCACCTTTAGAAAGCTTAGAAAGATAGCTAAATGTATTTGGAAATAGATTATTACCAATATCATACAATACTCTAAACGCAGCTCCAGTATGAATACCAAACTCACGAATATAACCAATAGCGGACTTAGTAGTATCAACAATATTTTGAATATTCTCTGCATTACTCTTAAAGAACGCATCACTATTACGTGTCATTGCAGTCATATTAGCAATGACATTCTTTAAGTCAAACTCTTTAACTATGATATCGCCAAACTTACTACCAGCAATTTCTAGATTATCCATAAAGTTACGCCACAAACCTAATAGACTCTTACTCTGTTTCTCCATAAATCCACCAAACGTGCTACCTGCCTTCGTCATATTAATGAAGGCTTTCTGTACTTCAGGGAATCCAACTTTACCAGCTTCAACTAAACCTTGAATTTCAGTCTTATCAACTTTCAATACTCGAGCTAATTCACCATAGATAGGAATACCAATATTAGCCAGCTGGTTAATATCACGAGTAAATACGTGCCCTTGTTGTTGCATAGTACCGAAAAGATAAGTAACGTGCTGAAGATTAACGTAGTCATTACCAATAGCTGATGTTACATCGCCCAACATCTTCAGAGTTGGGTATAATTGATCTGCCGCAGTACCATAACCAGCTAACATCTTACCCGCAGCCATAACCTCACGAATAGCAAACGGAGTCTTAGCTGCTAACTGAGTTAATTCATCAAATGTACGATTACCTACTTCACCACTACCAGTAAGAGCTTCAAACCCAATACGAAACTGTTCAAACTCACCTGATAACTTAATAGACTCCATAGTTATAGCACCAATAGCTAATACAGCAGTAGTTTTGAATGCTAACAAGCTACGTGTAAATATCTCAAATGGATTCAATGTTTGAAATAGACTAAATAACTTACCCGGCATAGAACTGGCTATGTCAAATACACCACTAAATGCAGTTGTACCTATTCTACCTAAACGCATAAATCCAGCACCACCATACCTGAACATATATGATAGTGATTTAATCGTACCACCTAATATTCTACCAATACCAGCTGCAGCAGATTGTACACCGTGTGCAAATGGAGTTTGCATACGTCCAGTAGTAATATTACTATAAGGATTAGTTTGCGTATACATACGCGGAGTAAACATATTTTGTACACGACCAAGTGTATTAGCACGGAAAAATCTACCGATATCAGCTCGAGTAATACCCATAATGCTATCTTTAATTCGCTTATATACAGACTCAAAAGTTAATAGATTACGAATATTGGCAGCTTGTTCTCTAGCTTGTTTGCTACCGAAACTACCCATTTTCTTAAGTTGATTTTCAATAAATGTATACATAGCCTTAGTATTAGTAGCCATACGCATAAAGGATTGACTACCGATACGTGTAGCTAATCGGCTAGCTAAATCAGGATGTATACCGCGACGTGTTAAATCAGCTGACGTTGTGAATTGATTAAATCTAGCTGGTATAGGTCGTTTCATTAATTTAGACCAAGCTTTTTCTACAGCTTCGGTAAATCCTTCACCGAATACAGCTCCAATTTTATATCCGCCTAATGTAACTTTATTTAATCCACCAAATAATGCAGTACCTCCTCGGCCAAATAACTGACCTAATTGACGCATATTCATACCACGAAGATTATTAACTAAATTATTCAAACTTGTTAAAGCAGTACTAGGACGTAAACGACTAATAGCACTAACAGCTCCACGTAATGCATTAAACACATTAATAGATCCGCCAATAGCTAAACCACCAAAACCTGCCGCTAAAACTTTACCTACACTAGAAAGATCTTGTTTAAGTCGAGTTGTACCATTTCGATCTTTAGATATATAATCCCATACAGTTTTAGTTCCACGTAAACTAGCATCAATACCCGCAGCTAACTTCTGACCAAATGCACGTCCTAACTCTCCACCTTTAGCTATACCTCGGATAATACCCCACTTGCTATCTAAACCACTTTGACTTTCTGCAACTCGTCTATCAAATCTATCAATTTCTCGACGAGCTTCGCCTAATCCTCTACGTAATTGACCTATATCAGCTTTGATCCTAATGGCAAGCGACGCAATATCATTTTGTCCTGCCATCTTCTCGTTTTACACGTGTGACCTTTCTCTTTGCACCAGCTTGAGCTACCCAAGAACGTAATTTACCAACTAATGTATTAATCTTAGGCATAACACGTTCATATCCAGGAATAAAATCAGTAAAGTTGATTTTACTACCCTTCTTACTGAATACTGTAGCTATCAATGTACATAATTGGGCATTACGATAATCTTCTCTATCTTCGCCAACATACTTTTTAATACGAAAATATATTTGCCAATCACTAAGCTCTTTAGAACTAATATTATCCAACAATTCTTCTCTAGTTTTGTGCAATAAGACGCATAGGTCCATGATAAACATGGACCATGCGTCCGATTTCATTTTTTTGTTTTCTTATCCAACGAAGCTTTATCTTCGTCCAGCATACCAGACAGCTCTTTAGCTTTACGGAATAATCTACGGAGTACATCACTATTTCGCTGACCTAACTCTGCTACATCTTGCGGTTTGTTATAATCGTATACTAACTTACGAGTTTCAGGATCATACATAGTTGCACATAATAACTTAGCTGTAATGTTCCTCAGATGAAGAGTTTCATCTTCGTCTGTAGGATCATCCATTTTACGCTCGAATTCATCTCGAGCTGTTCCTGATAGACTAATTAACAATACTTTACATCCCCATTCGGGGACATCAATAACTTCTTCTTTGATATCTTTGGCATTACGAATTGAGTCGCGAATTCCCATTGCTCCATATCTCCTTACGCTTCAACGTTGACAGGCTCAGAAGCCTCAACGGGACCAGTGACTTTAATAGTCCAGTCTTGCATCTGGACACCATCATATTCAAACCGAGGACCAAAACGAGTAACCCAACCGTCAAAAGTGATATACCAAACCATATCTGGATTAGCTCCAGCACAATCAGTCATAGGAACAACAATACGCCAGTTCTGACATACACCAACGCTACCAGGACTATCTTGAACATTTTCACCATATTGAGTAACCATAGTAAATGTTACTTCACCGCCATCTTTCATACCTGCTACAAACTCTTTCCAACCATCTTCACTATTTAAACAACTAGCATCTGATGTAGTAGCGGTAATTTCCGGACCACTAATATCATGGATACAACCCCACGAATCCCATACAGCGGGACCAGACGTAGCAGTATTATATTGTAGATCTACACCAACAGTTGATTGCCCGACTCTGAGAATCAGAATCATGGCAATCATAAAAATAGCGAATCCAACTAAACCCATGTGATGTTCCCTTTCAAGGTGATTCGGGTTCAGCATATTGAATGGCAATAAAACACGTTTTACAATAAGGATATTTATCTGCACCAGCAAATGGATCTTGCTTAATAGCATACCCGTTAACAGGAGTAACTGTAACACGTCGATAAGGACCATCAGTGTTATGTAATTCTATTCGTTTAGGTCTATCAAAATGACGTTTAAACCAAAAATATATAGCATTCATAGGATCATTTTCATAAGCAACGGCCATAAACCCATAAACAGCTCTATTTAGAGGAGGACAACCATTCAAGGTTATACCTTGTGGTTTATCTTCCATACATTCGTATATAACTCCGGGATTAGGTATTTCTTGAGCTTGTTTCATAGGTTCTATCTTATTACCTACTAATGCAAATAGACCTGTTTGAGCTAAAAGATATTGAACAAAAGCATCTTCAATGTTATTAACGGCCATGTGCCCACTTCTTAAAAACTTGTGAAGCTAATAGCTTGCACATGTTAGTTACACGTAAACTAGCATCTCGCATAACATGAAATGCCGGCATAACACCAGTATATCTACCTCGAGACGTATATCTAGGGCCCGTTTTCCACGAACCACGTTCTAACAAGTGAAGATATTTAGCCGGTATTTGATACAAATTAGCTTTCTTAGTACCTGCATATGCACCTTTTTTACGTTCACGAATAAATAACTTAAAGTCTTTCTTAACGCCAACAATACCCATATAAATATGAGTTTTAGCTAGATGAGGAATTTTACTAGCTATACTTTGATATAATGCAGTAGTATGACGATGATCTGTAACTTCTGACTTAATTTCACGTACTGCTATACGATTGCCCTTAGTCACATATTCTCGAGATGCTTTATTCTGATTTTGTCCTAGTCTACTTAACATTTGCTTAACTTGAGGTGATCCTTCAACACTAATACTAATTCCACGTTGTGATCTACGCATCTTGTTCTACAACTCCTAATACCATTTCTCGTTTCATTCCGTCTAAGTCAAGTACATATTTTACTTCAAATCTCTTACTTCCCCATTCTAGCCATGACTTAGATGTAATATCTGCACTATACCAACGTAAACGGATTAAATGAGTACATTGTCCGACCACTTGTGATGGTAGAAATGTCTCAAATCCGACTAATGTTTCAATTGCAAAATGTTTGGGAGTACCGATAGGAATTTTGTTTTCGATTACTTGATTTGAATTGGAACGAGTATCAGCGGCATTATTATAGAATTGACCTACATGCCGGTAATCGCCAGCTGAGAGAGTTTTAAGTTTCATTAATCATAACCCCATCCTTGAAGTTTATACTCAGTAATAAGTGAAATTACACCATGTGGTACTTCTAAATGTTTCACTACAGCTGTATCTTCACGTTTATTATACCATGTTGCTACCAACATCTTAATAGCTAATTTCAATTTACGTGGTACTAAGGATGGACTAGTCCAACCACATGTAAATTGTACCCATACTGGGGCACGACTATATTTATAAACAGGCCAACCAGCATCTATATTACGAGATAATACACCTGGGTCTGAATCTGTGTCTACGTCATACACATCTGCATCAACTACTGTATTTATATTCTCTGTATTCTTATAATTAACTGAATCTATAGATTGAAGATTACCGTAAGGTAGTTCTAAATCATCGTTAGGAAATTGTGATAAGTACATAATATAACTCGCCGTCAAAAGCTGACGGCGAGTTAAGTATTGTACGTGTTCACTTGCGACAGCTATCAATTCTTCAATATACGAGTCATCAACATCATGTTCAATAACTGCATGTTTCTTAGCTTCGGCTACTGTAACAATAGGAGTTGTTAATGCACTATTAGGTACAAGTTTAACTGACCTAATAATATCCATCTAATTACTCTCCGTCTTCGTCTTCGTCAGCTTCGTCGGAATCATCACCCCGATTAAGACTGACCGGCGGATCGTTAGGATCACCACTAACTTTGACTAATGTACTCTTCTGATTACGCTTCTTCTCGTCTAACTGTTTTAGCTTAGCTGCACTTGGCTTAATTAAACGCTTGATACCTTTACGTGCATCCTTCTTAGATAAATTCTTAATATCTACTTCTTCGGCTTGAGCTGTATCAACTAATTCTTTAGCAGTTGCGTTATCCATTTCAACAATATCATCAGCATCAGCATTACCGTGAGGTCCTGCTAATGGCTGAAATAGACGAACGTGAGTTGTCTTACTCATGCTAACTTAACCCTCGCAAATGCATCAGGAATCATAGGAGAGCCATCAAGCTCTTCCCGACCAATAAAACCAGTCTGATTAGTTTCAGCATACAGCTCAAGTAACTTCTGAATAGTGAATTCGAGAGATTCGACAATAACATACTGCTTAAAGTCACCGATAGCACCAACATACTGACCAGTAGTAAACGTAGAAGGAACATACTCAGATTCAGCTACCTTAACATTAAGAATACGATCGGGGCCTTCATTCTGAATGTTGGCTTCCCAAATATAATGGTCGTTAGCATCCTTAATAAGCATAGCATTCTTAATAGCAATACGATTAAATAACCAACGAAGAGCACTAGATTGACGATATTGAGCCTTCAAGCTCATCTTCGCATTAATCAACCCGTCAAACGTAAGAGCAGTAGTAGTATTACCAGCAGATACGTCACGACTAGAAGGAATACCATTAGCACTAGCAACGAAAATACCTAACGGACGACCAACACCACTACCAGTCATAAATGCTTTTTCTTCAGTAACAGCAAATTTAACTGCCATACGACGACGAACTAAACCCTCAATATCGAAAGTTGAAATACGGATCAACTTATTGCTAACACGAATACGCTTAGCAAGAGGATTAGGAGATAGATCACGACGGCTAAATGCCATTTCAGTATCTTCGGTACCAGTTTGTAGCTCACTGGTCCAATCAGCATCTTCAATATCAGCAGCTAAATTGGGGAAACCTAACGATTGAGCCTTATCAAGTACAATCTTAGTAGCTAACTGACGAATCCAGAGAAGATTATCT